CCCTTGCCGGCGGCGGCGCCGGCGCGGGCCTCGGCTTCATCCCCATCGTCGTCGCTGGTCTGCTGATGATTCCCGCCTGCCTGTACTCGCAGGATGCGGGAGAGGTCGTCGTGCTGAAGAACATGGGCGGCTCCATCGCCGGATATTCCGCCGACGCGGGATTCCATGGCAAGCTCCCGTGGCAGTCCACCATGCAATACGACACCCGCAACAACGTCATCAGCTATGTGGCCAAGGGCGAGGAGGACTACGACGGAGGCTCGGCACGAGGCCCGCAGGTCACCGTCAACGACAAGAACGGCGCACAGGCCGACATTGACATCCAGGTCAACTATTCGCTCGACCCGAAGTACGCGATGGACCTGTACAAGGACTACGGCAAGCAGACCACATTCGTGAAATCGGTGGCAGCAGTCGACGTGCGCAGCGTGCCCCGCGAGGTCTCCGGCCAATTCGACACCATCCAACTATTGACCGATCGCAGCAAGTACACCGCCGCCATCCAGAAGGCCCTGACCGCGAAATGGAAGGACATGGGTCTGCGCGTCGAACAGGTCAGTGTGCAGGAGATCCGCTACCCCAAGTCCATCACCTCGAAGTACGCGGAGGCACAGGCCGCCGAGATCGACAAGCAGAAGGCATTGAACGAGCAGGAAGTCGAGAAGACCAAGGCCGAGACCAAACGCATCAAGGCGCAGGGCGAGGCCGACGCCAACAAGGTGCTCAACGACTCCCTGACCGACAACGTGCTCAGACAGCACTACATCGACGCATTGCAGAATGCCGACCAGCTGGTTGTCACCCCCGAGGGATCCAACACCCTCATCCAACCCAAGTGAGTCAAACCATGAACGCCAAGGATTACGGCCATCACTTCAGCGGCTATCGCAGGTCCGACGAGTGCGAGCCGTCCCAAGGTTTCATGCACCGTCTCGTGCTCTGGATCGTCGCGTACGCGGTGTGCGTCGGCTGGATGATGACTCACATGGGGTGCGCGCATCCCATCGAAAACGGCATCGCCGCGCTCATTGGCTTCGGTTTCGTGCCGCTCCGACTGATCGATCTGGTGTTGAGCGAGGCGGGCGTCGAATACGAATAACTGTCTTGCCGGTCGGCGTGGAAAACCGGCTGACAATCGGAAGGAAAACCGCAAACCCTCGTGATAACCGAAAAAACCAAAACAGATACTGTGTCTGTTTTTTGAACCGGCGTCGGCCTTGTTACCACCGTTTGCTTCTCGGGCCGATGCCACGGGCGGCGCAGGTTGCCCCCAGTCAAGATCGCGTAGGTCAGGTGTGCGCGGCAAAGACCGGGATCACGCTTCGATGCGTGGCCGTCCACGACCGAAAGGTTAAAAAAAGAAAACCCCCGCTGGCACGGGGGCGAAGAAAGGATCTCCAATAGAAAGGATAACCCCATGAGCGTAGAAACACCGAACCTCATGAGTGTGGCCCAGCTCGCCGAACACTACGGGCGGGCGAAGAAGACCATTCAGAACAAGCTCACCCGAGGCTGGGGGCCAGTGCCGGTATTGGACCCGGACACGGGACAGGTGCTCGGCTTCCGCGTCGAGGAGGTGAACCGTTTTGACCAGCGCAACCAACGCACCCGCAAGCAATACCTGTATGACTGATCTGCCTAACGACATGTGGCTGGCGGTCGCCGGGAAGCTGCTCAAAAACCTTGACATCCTTACCGCGCATCCCACACGGCAGAGCCTCGCGAGCCTCATCGGACTGAGCGTCCACGAGGCCGGGCTACGGCTCGTCGGACTACGAGAGGATATGGATGACGGACACGGTGGAACTGTGGAGTCCGATCACGGACGATGGCGTGCGCATGACGCCGGGCGAATTGATCGTGGAGTTTATGGATCTTATCAGCGACCGGAACAGTCAGACCGGCAACCCGTACCTGTACGTGATGCCGTTGCCGGGCATGGTCGTCATCGACAGGCAACGGCGCAGGGTGAGTGCACGAGTGGAATATGTCAGCAAATCGAAGCTAAGGAGCAGCAATGAAACGAGTGACCGTTGACATGGCAGCGAAGGCGACCGGACTGTTCGACGTGCACCGTTTCCGCCAGCGCACGAAGACGGATCGTGAGAGTGCGTGGCGCAAGTTCCGCGCACTGGGCGTCGGCGGCTCGGACATGAGCACGATCCTCGGCCTCAACCAATACTCGACCCCTTACGAGCTGTGGTTGGAGAAGACGGGCCGTCAGCAGCCGGAGGACATCAGCGGCAAGTGGGCGATCGTCAAGGGCAACGCCTTGGAGATCGAACTGCGCCGCCGATTCCGCCAACTGCACCCGGAGTACCAGGTCATCGACGGCACCGACATCAGCCTCGTGTCCAAGGAGCATCCGTTGATGCACGCCTCGCTGGACGGTTTCCTCTACGACTCCGAATCGGATTCGTTCGGGGTGCTGGAGATCAAGACCGCGAACGCGAACCGTGGCCGCACCGACTGGCACGACGGCGAGGGCGAGCTTACCGCCCCCGCCTACTACATGGCTCAGGTCACGCATTACATGGCCGTCACCGGCTTCCGCTGGGGGTATTTCTACGCGGACATCGGCGAAAGCGAGCCGGTCGAGGTGCGCTTCGAACGTGACGATGACGACATCAACGCGGTCATCCACGCGGCGGAGGATTTCTGGGGCTACGTGCAGCGTGACGAAATGCCGCAGCTCACCGGCGCGGACGTGGACAAGGCGCAATCCATGCCACCCTACCCGGACGGCTACGAGCAGGTCGTGGACCATGAATTCGACGACCTCGCCGCCATGTACTCCACGTACGCGCAGGCCGAATCCAACGCCAAGAAAGCGAAGGAGAAGATCGCCGACCAATTGAAGGCGATGGTCGGCGCAGAACGCGAGGGCCTGATCAGCGGCGGCTGGAAGGCCGGATACCGGACCGTCCACTACAAGGAGAAGCCAGCGATCGAGGCGAAACCCGCATACGACCAGAGACGATTCACCATCACCCAACTCAAAACCAAGTAAGGAGAACCGATATGGGACAGCTAGCGACGCAGGCGCAGAACGCGCAGATGCAGACGATGAACCCGCAGAAGAACATGAAGAGCCTGCTGGAGAGGAGCTGGCCGCGCATCGCGGCCGTCATCGGCAACAACCTCAGCCCGCAACGCCTCTACCAGATGTACGTGAGCACCATCAACCGCGAACCGCAGCTCGCCAACTGCGGCGTGGAATCGGTGCTGTCCTGCTTCATGAAATGCGCCGCATTGGGCTTGGAACCGTCGAACGTGGACGGATTGGGACGCGCCTACATCCTGCCCTACGGGAACAAGAACTACCGCACCGGACAGAAGGAAGCCACACTCATCATCGGCTACAAGGGCATGATCGACCTCGCACGCCGCAGCGGCCAGATCAGGGACATCAGCGCCCGAGCAGTCCATGAGGGCGACGAATTCACCTACAGCTATGGCCTGAACGAGGACCTGCGGCACGTGCCGTGCGCGAAGCCCGGCAAGCTCACCCATGTGTACATGATCGCGAACTTCAAGGACGGCGGGCATTACTTCCAGGTGATGAACGCCGACGAGATCGAGGCGGCGGCGAAACGCAGCCCCAGCTACGGCAAGGCGGTCAGCCCGTGGAAGTCCGACTATGAGGCCATGGCGAAGAAGACGGTAATCCGACGCGCGTTCCCCTACCTGCCGGTCAGCGTGGAGGCCCGCGACGCGGCCGCAAGCGACGACCGGACACCGGATTATTCCGACGTGTTCCGTCCACTGCCCACCGTGACTGCGGACGATTCGCCGGTTGACGTGAGCGTGGACGAACCCGAGGAACCGGAACAGCCGCAGCCGTCTCCCGTCGAGGCGAAGCGTTCTGAGATGATTCGACGCTTCCAGACCTTGGGCGTGGTTTCGGACGCGGAGGCGTGCGAAACCATCTCGAAGATTCTGAACCGCGAAGTGAAAGCCAGCGACGAACTGTCGGAGGCTGAGCTTGACAAGGTGATCGGCCAGTTGAAGGCCGGCGTGAAGGAAGGTGAGTGACCATGGCGGGAAAAGCGACCATCATCATCCAGGGCACGGCGTGGGGCGTGCGAGAAACGCAGAACGGCAAACGGTATCTGAGCGTATCGGTGTCGCCCGGCTACCGTGACCGGAACGGCAACTGGGTCAGCCAGCCGGAACAGTACTACTCGGTGTGGCCTGCTGGCTACGCGAACCTCAACCCCGTGTTCGACCAGATCGCCCAGCTGCGTCAGAATCAGGACCAGTTCGTGGACGTGACCATCGTTGGAGAGGTCAGCGGCTGCGACGCCTACACGAACAAAAATGGCGGGCTTGCCGCATCCTGTTCGGTCAGCGCCTCGGCGGTCGCCATCACGAACGTGAGGCAGAAGGGCGGCGGACAGTCGCAGGGCTACGGCGCTCAGGGCGGCTACACGCAGCAGCCGCAGGGCGGATACCAGCCGTCGCAGCCACCGGCCTCAGACCCGTGGGCCAACGGCGGCAGCGACCCGGAGTTTTAACGATGCTGCATTTGTATCACGATGAGACGCCGCCGGACGTGGAACCGGTCTGCGAGAGGCACGGCTGCCCGCTGTACCCGGCAAGACCGATTCCATGCCCGGAATGCGCTTTGGAAGCAGACGAGATGTATGCGGATTACGGATTGGAGAGATGATGGCGAACCCATCGAAAAGCAAAGGCACAAGCCTCGAGACGTGGACCGTGCGTTACCTCGCGTGGGCGTTGCAGGACACGCGCATCGACCGTATGCCGTTGCATGGCAACGCCGACCAGGGCGATCTGATCGGCGTCATGTTCCATGGCGAGCCGGTGTGCGTGGAATGCAAGGACACGAAGATGCCGAACTATCGCAAGCACTGGCGGGAGCTCAAAGTGGAGATGGCGAACATGGACACTCCCTACGGGGTGCTCATCCAGCATCGCAAGGGCGTGGGCGTGAAAAGCCTCAAGGGCATGGCCCGGCAGATGGCCGTGTTCGACATCGGAACGCTCGAACGGTTCCTCGCCACTCACATGGGGCACGTGTTAGGACCGGACTACCGGATTCGCCGCGAGCTCGCGAACCGGCTGCGCGGCGAATCGAGGCCGGTGCCCTCCAATCCGATGCTCGTGTGGATGCCGCTCGAATTGTTCGCGCTCCTGCTGAACGACGGCTTGCCGTTGGGGCCGGACGATGGCCAGTACTAACCCGCACGCCTACATCGGTGGTAGCCGTCGCACTGGTTCGCATGGCGGCTACCACCGCAAGCTCAAAACCAACAGTGAGGGGCCGAAGCCCAGCGAGATAATCGCCGCCAGCCCCGAACTGCTGGCGTTGATAGCCAAATACAGGAGAGGTAAGAGAAGGAGGCCGACTGATGCGCATGAGGCTCATCAAACCGGAGATGTGGAGCAGTGACGATTTCATCTCGCTGTCCGATTTCGGCCAGCTCATGTGGGTTGGTCTCATCAACTACGTGGATGACAACGGCGTTGGCAAGAACAATGTTCTGGACATCGCCGCCGACGTGTTCCGCAAACGTCTTGCCGACGACCCTTCCGAGACTTTTCGGAATATTACGGAAAGTCTCGGAGAAATGCAGAAGCGTGGCATGGTGACATTGTACGAGGCTGAAATCGACGGCAAGACGGTCAGTCTGCTGTTTTTGACGAACTGGGATCGCCATCAGAAGATAAGTCACCCGGCGAAGCCTCGTTTTCCGCGTCCTGAAGCCGATTCCCAAACACTTCCGAAGATTACGGAAGATTACGGTAATCCTCCGAAGATTACGGAAGATTACGGTAATCCTCCGAAATCTTCCGCTCTAATCAGGGATCAGGTATCAGGTAATCAGGTATCAGGTAACAGGGAAACGCGCGAGCCCGAACCGGTCCCGCAAGAGAGCGCCGACGAGGATTATCCCATCGAGTTCGAGCAGTTCTGGCAGACCTATCCGCGCAAGACCGGCAAGCGCAAGGCGTACGCGGCTTGGCGGAAGGCGCGGCGGAAAACCAACAACACGTTCCTGATCGCCAAGGCGTCGATGTACGCCGCCGACCCGAACCGGGAACCCGGCTACACGCTCACCCCGGCTAACTGGCTGGACGGCGAGCATTGGGACGACGACCCGCTGCCGGCCAAACCCGAGCCGACCGCACGCCCCTCGCCATCGGCGTGGAACCGTTCGCAGGCCAATCAGGATGCGAACGCGGCGCTGATAGCACGCTATGCGGCCGAGGAAGCCGCCGAAAACCGATCACTGGAAGGAGTCCTGACATGCTGACGCTCAAGGAGAGCACGCTCGTTCTGGCGAAGATTCGCGTGCATCACGGCAACGCGGCCATCACCGACTTGGAGGCGTGCACGTTCCACGAGGAGCTTCGCGCGGACATGACGCTGGGCGAGGCATTGGAGGCGGTGAAGCGCTTCTACGCGGACAACAGCACGGGTCGCTGGTGCGGTTCTGGCGACATCAACGCCATCGTCCGCAGGATGCGCAACGAGTCGAAGCCCTCGGAGGCGCAGATCGGCAGTGAGTGCGAGAGGCTGGGCCTATCCGAGGACGAGGCGTGGATGTACCGCCGCCAGCGGATGCTCGGCAACGGCCCGGAGCAGGCGCAGCGGCAGGCGTTGTCCATGCGCAACCCGCTCGAACTGCCCGCCGCGCAGCCGAAGAAGCGTTCCACGGTCAGCCGGTTCGCGGGAGCCTCGCGACGCGGCATGGCCTCGTTCGGCTCGATGCTGGGAGGCGCGTGATGGCCGAAAAGTTCCCGACCCCGCAGGAGCGTGCGATAGCGTGGCTGTTGGAGGCCACGGAGATTGGCGGCATGAGCAGGCCGGAAACCGCGTTGCACGCCTATCAGTCCGGTTTCACGGCGGCGCTTGACCTGTGCATCGAAATCGAAAACGCAATAAACGGGTCTGAGACAGGTAAACATGATGAATCCTAATAAGTTATCGCATTCGCACTGAAAACCCGTCAGAGAGGCTGTTGGATGGCAAAACGGGGCATGTATGGTCACATCGCTGGAATCCGATTGCAGACCGGAGAGTTGCCGCCCACTCCCCCGACCCGCATTGAACCGAATTGAACCATGAAATTGAACTCATATTGAACCAAGGAGACGAAATGAACAATAAACCATTCTGGCAGGGTAAGACCTGCAACGAAATGGCCGGACTACACGTCAAGGTCACATTCAAAAGTGGCACCATAGTAACCGGCGTAACTGACAAAAACGGAGACATCCCCGAAGCTGACTACCTCAGCGGCAGGGGGGGGGGAATGAAAAGTTCGTCCCGAACAGCTACATTAAATCCATTGAATTGTTGGATGACCCCGAGTATGAGCGCATCGAAGACATCTACCGCATCGATACGGGGGATGTAGTGGTTTGTCGATCAGGCAACAAGTATCCCGTGGTAAATTCCACCACCCACGAGTTGCGGATTAAAGTCGAAAATTATGGCGCCGTTTTTATCTCGCGCGAAGATGCTCTTTTTGGACTGCGTCCGAAACCGAAGCTACCTGACCATGACGGACTCTGGCTAGACAAAGACGGGAAAACATGGGTTGTCTTCGATGGTGGCGAGGCGCTTTTTGACCCTGACAGCCTAGAGTGGTGGCCTAACCTCGACCCAGCCAAAACGAGAGTCAAGGGGGTCGCATTTGGAACTAAAAGCGACGATGCCATTGGTCTAGCACCATTCCGCCCGGCTAAGGCGGTGGAAGCATGAATCGCATCGTGAAATTGCCCTCGGTCGAATCATTCGGACATCTCACACCTGACAAGTGGCTGTTGTTGAAAACCCTTGAGGAATCGGCGGAGATGGTGGAGGCCGGCAAACGTCTGGTCAAGGGCGATTCCACGGCACGCCGAGACTTGATAGCTGAGTGGGCGGACGTGCTGCAAACGCTGGCGAACGTGGCGACGGCGTTCGACATCACCGACGAAGAACTTGCTCAGGCCATGGACGATTGCCTCGTCCACAATCAGGAGAGGGGACGACTGTGAGCATCATCAGCAGTGACGCGAAGTGGGCTGTCCTCCGACGAGGTGTCCGTCTATCCCCCGAGGAAACACGTGGCACGACCAAGAGCAAGGAATACGAGGCCGGTTTTATCGCCGGAGCCACGCGCCGGCCCACGAACGAGGAAATCGTAGCCGGGGCGAAAGCGTTCTACGAGGCGTTGAAGCCCGACTCTTACCCTCAATGGGATTTTGACTGCGCGTTGAGGGCCGAATACTACGACGCCATGCGACTCGCAGTCAAGGCAATGCAAGGAAAGGCATCGGAAGAATGAGCAATCTTATCTACTGCGATATGTGCGGCGACCTCATGACCAAACGTTGGGGCGAAACCATTGACGGTAAGACGTATTGCTGTGATTGCGTTCCGAAGAAGCGTCTCATCGATTCGGGTGAGCCGACCGAGTTCGATGGTACCGACGAAATCGTATGCCCTTACTGCGGGCACCGATACGAAGATTCGTATGAATGCGGCGGCAATGACGAATACTTCGAGGAGGAGTGCGAGGACTGCGGACGAGAGTTCAACGTGACTCGCATCATCGACATCAGCTATGACACCAAGCCGAAGGAGTCAACCAATGAGTGATTACAGGCAGCGGATGATCCGCGAACATCGAGAATTGCAGGAGCGTATCAGCAAGCTGGCGCACATGCTTGAGGGCTACGCGGAGGGCACGTTGGACTTCACGGCCGCGTGCTCCTTCCAGCTCCTTGAAAGCCAATTGTACGCGATGGGGACATACGCGAACATCTTACAGGAGCGTGCGCGTATCGAACAGGTGGATTTAAACGCGCCTCTTGAGGGAGGTGAGTCTGGTGAGGTTCCACAGGATCAGCCCATGCCCCAAATGCGGGGGCAAGACCTACAAGCTGATCTACGAGAGTCTGGGGGGTGGACGATGAGCTATAAGGCGAGGATATTCACCCGCAAAGAACTGAAACAAGGCCTGCACGAATACCTGTACAGCGTCAATCGGCCAATCAACATCAATGCGATGGGTGACTACATCTACGACCATTACGGCACGGAAACCGAGGTGGAGGAATGAGGAAACCGTTTGCTGACTGGGATTTGGAGAATTTCGTTGGACTGGCGATGCTTGTCTGCTTGACGCTGTTATTGGTGTCTGGGATGGCAGCCATCTGCTTCGGCTGCTGGGCCGCCACACGGACACCGGTACAGCCGGAGCAGACCATCATCCAACGGGTCGAAACCACGGGCGACGTGAAACGCCTCTGCATCGAGGCCAAGACCGATGGGCGCATCGACGCCATGAGCTGCGAATTGATAGATCCGCAGTCGGGAGGCGTGAAATGACGAGTCAGGCAATCCGCGACAAGGTGCTCGTATGGCACGAGCGCGGCTACAGCGCAACGGAGATAGCCCGTCAATTGGGTCTGCCGTTGGAGGCGGTACGCGCGATCATCCGCAATGGCGACGGACGGCCGAAGCCTCCGCGCAAGGTCGAATTCCTCGAACCTCCGTTGTTCGAGGCATGACCCGCAATACCGAATAAAACGAAACCCTCCACCACAAGGCGGAGGGCACGCTCACCAAAGCACCATGATAGCCAGAACGTGGAGGATTTCAAACAATGTTCATCCAAACCGAACCATGCCAATACTGCGGCAGCCAGCAGGTCGAGGCACCATGGACGCTATGCCAGGACTGCCGACGACAGTACGCCAAAACACTCCACTCATTGCGCCATAACATGCAACTATTGCAGCGGGTCGCACGGCATGAGTACAAGCTCACCGAACCCGGCAACGGCGGGAAACCGCAGGGCGGCGAGGCACCCGCACCCGTCAACATGCACGCCATCGACCTGCTGGACGAAGCCGAAAGCCTGCTGCAGGACGCATGGTGCGACGCCGGAGCCGTGTGGAGCGACAAATGGCAACGCCTAATCCCCCGCATGCAAACCCACCTCGCATGGCTATGCCAGGCCACGCACGCGGGCCGATTCCTCCGCCAGCTCATCCGCATGAGCCAGCGCATCGAACCATTGGTGGACCGCAGGCCGCGCACCCGCAGGATAATCGGCGTCTGCCCCGAATGCGGACGCGAGGTCATGGCCGCGAAGGGCGAATCGCTGCTGCTGTGCAAATGCGGCAACCCCATCAACGTGGCCGAGCTACGCGAACAAAGCCAAGCCAAGGCCGAAACCATCCACCTGACCAAGACACCGGCAGGCATGAGCGAATGGCTGCGCGAAAACTACGGATACGAGGTCAGCCGCAAAGTAATCATCATGTGGATACGCCGGGGCAAACTCCCCAGCAGCAAACCAGTGGAAGACGGATACTACGAATTCAGCATCAGGGAGATAGTCAGCATGGCAATGGCATATTCCAACCGGCAGTAGGCTGTTGCCGCATCGTGGTATACTCCGTATCAGGATTACTGTGAAAGCCTCTGAATCAACCGGTTCAGGGGCTTTACTCATATCCACCCAATGGTCATGTGCCACGGGCATGACCACCTATGCGCGTAGCTCAGCAGGTAGAGCGGCGGTCTCCAAAACCGCAGGTCGTTGGATCGAAGCCAACCGCGTATGCCACACAAAACATCCGCAATGCGAGGTGACTGCAACATGGTCAGCTACAGTCGTCAAGTCCGCAAGGGCGGAAGGCAATTCGAAAAAGACCGCAAAAAATTCTTCCTCGAATGCAAAGCAGAACACCGTCCATGCTGGCTATGCGGAATGCCCATCGACTACGACGCCCCGCAGAACACCACAGACGACAGCTACAACCTCGACCACTTCTACCCCGTCACCAAACGGCCAGACCTGCAACACGACCCCGCAGGCTTCCGCCCATCACACACCCAATGCAACAACCTGCGCGGCAACAAAGACCCCGCCACACCAATCGGCACACTCTCACGCCAATGGATCCAGACAGCATAGGAGGTTCAACTCTCATGGACACCGAAGAACCAGTCAAGACATTCAACGGCGAAACGGTCCGCGAAGCAACCTATCCCATCACGCTCCATATCAGCGCCAGCCTGTCCAACAGCAGCACCGACTACGAGTTAGGCGAGATTGAAGTGGACCTGCCAATCAGTCTTGAGCCAACAGTCTCGGACGGTGGACGCACCACCGTCATCCCCAAGGTTGACGGTCAAGCGTTCACCAGACGCCTCACCAACGGCGTCAACGCATTCATCGGCGCATTCAACGCCTGACCACCGGGAGGGGCGGTAGAATCCCAAAACCAGCCACGGGCGGGGCACTACCCGCATGGCCGCTCTTCCTCTCCCTCCGAAAATTATTCGATATTCGGCCGGGGTCGCGCGCGAAGGAGGTTCCATGCCGAAACAGTTTCCGCAGGAATCGGTGGCCGACGCATTGGAGCGTTCGCTGCGCAACGCCAAGCATCTGCGCGCGAAGGACGCAGCCACGGTCGCCGCCGCCCGGGCCCTTGCATGGAAAATCGACCATTGGGACGAATTGGCGGAACAGGCCATATCGGACGCCGAAGCGAAGGGAAAGGGTGCCCGTCCGGCTGTGCCGCAGAACGACAATACCTCGCTGCCGACGTTCCTGAAATATTGCGCGGCTCTCGGACTGGTTCCCGAGGAGGAGAAGCCGGCGAAGCCGGCGAGGGGCAAGGCCGCCAAGCCCGAGGCGACTCCGGTGGCGGATGAGCTTGAGGAGTATTTGGCGAAAATCAGCTAGGAGGCGTCATGGGCATCGGCGAAATCGACGACGATGCCCATGGCATCACCACGCCGCGCATATTCACTCCCCCGCTGCGCGAACTGACGCCGGCGACATCAAACGGCTACGCGGTCATCGAGTTCGCCGAAAAGTTTCTCCACGTGCATCTCTACCCGTGGCAGAAATGGCTGCTGATCCACGGTCTCGAACTTCTGCCGGACGGCTCCTACCGGTTCCGCCGAGTGGTCACCGAGGTCGCGCGCCAGAACGGCAAGACCACGGTGATGAGCGTACTGTGCGCGTGGTGGCTGTTCGTCGACTCCGCTCGCCACCCGGAATTGTCGCCGGCGTGGAAGTTTCTCGTGGTCGGTGCCGCGCAGACGTTGGATAACGCGCGCGCCCCATATCAGGCCGTGTTGAACTGGTGTAATCCGAATCCGGCTTCCGAGGGCGAGGCCGCTCTTGCGGTTCCGGTTTTGCAAAAACGTGTGCAGCGCGTCAACAATTCGCACGGCGAGGAAGCGATCATCTGCCGGAACAAGGCGCAGTACATCGTGCGCGCCGACAAGAACATCCGTTCCAAGAGCGCCAGCCGCGTCGTGTTCGACGAGTTGCGAGAGCAGCACACCGACGATGGCTGGAATGCGGTCAGTCAGACCACGAAGGCCATCTGGTCCAGTCAGTTGTGGGGTATCTCGAACGCGGGCGACTATCGCAGCGTCGTGCTGCGCCGAGTCGTCGACGAGGGACGTGCCCTGGCGGATTCGTGGAACGCTTCGGTTGAAACCGGCAAGCAGTCGCCGGACGAATGGGCCGAGGAGCACGACCCATCCTATGGGTATTTCGAGTGGTCGGCTCCGGATAAATGCGAGCTGGATGACCTTGACGGTATCCGTCAGGCGAACCCCTCCATGGGTTATGGGCCGATGACTTTTCGTAGCATCTCGGCTGACATCAACGGTATGACCGAAGCCGCGTATCGCACCGAGGTCTTGTGCCAGTGGGTGACCGCCGACATCACGCCGTACATCAATCCGAAACTGTGGAAGCGTGGCATCGACCCGAAGTCTTGTATCCCCGATGACGGGCGCGTGGTGCTTTCCGTGGATACTTCCGCCGATAGAGAGACCACGTATATCGCCGCCGCAGGCTACCGCGAGGATGGCCTGCCGCACGTCGAACTGATCGTGCGCCGTGACGGCATGCTCTGGGTACCGAAATATCTGAAGCTGCTCAAAGAGGCATGGCCGAACATCCACGAAATCGCCTTGCAGTCGAAAGGCTGTCCGGCTGTGGACTTCGCCGACCCTCTCACGGAGGCTGGTTGGACTGTGCATCTCATCGAGGGCTTCCGCATGGGAGCCGCAACCGGCCGTTTCCGCGACCGCGTGAAAGAAAACAAGCTCCGTCATCTCCCCCAGCCCGCCATCGAACAACAGGTGAGCGTCGCCGTGACCCGCCGATTGGGTGAGGTCGAGGTGTGGGACAGGAACCAGAGCGCAATGCACATTTCCGGCCTCATCGCCGAATCACAGGCTTTGTATGCGCTGGAAACCATGGACGGCGAACCGGAGAAACCGAAGTACAGGCCCTCCACGGGCATCAAGATCCACTGCTGACACGTGACCTAGGAGGCTTCGTGTGGGATTTCTGAATAATCTGCTGCGCGGCCCCGCCGCAATCGCCATGAAGGGTGCGACGCCGGAGACCGGCGTACTGCCCACGGTGAAGGATGCGATGCCCGAGGCCATCAGCTGGCCGACCGAAGAGGACTTCGCCGGATACGTGAACGGCATGTACTGCCGCGAGTACGCGGTACGTGTCGTGGTCGATTTCATCACCCGCCAACTCGCATCACTCCCGCTGAAGGTGTACCGCAAGAACGCGGACGGCGACGCGGAGGAAGTACGCGACGGCGCATTGGCCCGGCTGGTCAAACGCCCATCCGAACTGCCCGGCATGAGCCGATACCGTTTCTACGCCTCCCTCATCCGTGACATGCTCTTGGAAGACCGGTGGCTGTGCACGCTCGGCATCAACCGTTCTGGCGACGGGAACACGCTTCGTCGTATCCCCGCAGACGGTTACAGCCTCACGTCGAACGGTTTCGGCGAACTCACCGGCGTGACCATCAGCAGCGTGGACGGTAACAATGGCGGCACCTACAATCTGCCAAATCCATGCATCGTGCTCGACATCGGCTATATCGACGGACTGAACCTTGGCGACCCCGTGACCAACGTGCTGCGCTCACTGCTCTCAGAAGCCCGTGCGATGGCGAAATACCGTCGCCGGATAGCCGAGAACAGTCCGCAGACACCCGCCTACATCTACCGTCCCAAGGAGATGCCGTGGGAGTCGCAGGAGGATTACGACGATTTCGTGCAAGCGCTCCGCAACTACCAGCAGGGCGGCGGACGCGAGGGCGCATGGCTCCCCCTGCGCGACGGCATGGAGGTTCGCGCCATCGGCGAACTGTTCAAACCCGTCGACATGGCCGACTTGGAGGCACGCGAAAAAATCAACGAACAGGTGTGCCTCGCATTCCAAATCAGCCCGGAAAACATCGGCTTCCGTACCGGCACTAACAGCAACATCAGCGCCTACAAAGAAAAACTGTGGAACGTTGAACTGTTGCCCTACCTAGTGGCGTTCGAGGAGGCGTTGAACCTCACGTTGCCCGAAGCGTTGGGTGAACCGGACTGCTACATCAAGGCGAATTTGGACGCGAAGCTGCGCGGCACGATGGAAACCCAGTATCAGGCGCTCTCCACCGCCACAGGCCGTCCATTTATGACCACGGACGAGGCGCGTGAACTGCTCGACCGTCCGAAACTGCCGGGCGGCGACCAGTTGATAACCCCGCTCAACGTGAGCGAGGGCGGCCAGCCCAGCCCGCAGGACGGCGGGCAGACGCAGAACGCGCAGCAGGGCGCGAGTCCGAACGGCAAGCAGATGCTCGCCGAATTCAAACGTCTCTACACGTATGACGCCGGTTTCCGCGCGTCATGGGACTCAATGACGAAGGGAGAAACCTCAGATGAGTCTTGATTATCTCGGCTACGAGCTCAAGGAGCTCAAGGCCACCGACAACAGTGGCGGAGGTGTGTTCTCCGGCTACGCATCCACGTGGGAGAAAGACCTGTACGACGACGTGGTGGTCAAGGGCGCTTTCGCGCAGACCCTCTCCGCCGATTTCAAGGCGGGCGGCGCTGGCATCCCTATCCACTGGCAGCACAAGGACGGTTCCCCGAACGATGTGATAGGCGAAACGTTGAGCGCCGTGGAGGATGAGCATGGCCTGCTCATCACCGCGAAATTGGATACCGACATTGCTGAGGGCAAGCGAGCCTACGACCTGCTCAAGCGTGGCCTCATCCACCAGATGAGCATCGGCTTCATCGCCGAAAAGACCGCATGGGTCAAGAACGAGGAGGCGAAGAGCCCATGGGACGGCTACCGGGAGATTCGCCAGCTCAAACTATTTGAGATCAGTCTCGTGCAAGTCGCCGCCAACCAAGGGGCGGAAGTGCTCGAGGTCAAGGCCGGTCGAGCCATCAGCAAGGCCAACGAGGACAAGATTCGCACAGCCTACGACGCGCTCGGCGAACTGCTCGACGCCATCACCGAAACCCCCGACGATGACGACCCCGACGATTCCAAGCCCGATGACAAGCCGGACGACGATACGGCGGACGATTCGGACAAGCCCGAGCCGGAAGACGGCAAGGAGAAAAAGAGTTTTGACCCGCAGTGGGCCAAGGAAATCAGCGACTTCCTCTCGCTGGCAAACAACCAATAGAAAGGATTATCCATGGGTTACATGGAGAAGCTGGCCGCCGAGAAGAAGGCGGTCAAGGCCCTGTACGACAAGGGCATGGAGAACCTCACCGAAGATGAGGCCACCGAACTCAAGAACCATTACGAGGAGGCCAAGCGTTTGCAGGAGCGCGTCGACCTGTTCAAAGGCGTCAACGACCTGAACGTGGACGAGGCCAAGCCTCAGGCCAAGGCGGCTCCCGCCGCCAAGACGCTTGGCGACCTGTACGCGCAGGAGCTGAAGAAGGCCGGCATGACCGTCATCAACACCAAGGCGCACCCGTTCGCCTCCAGCGAGTTCAAGGCCGCGACCGACACCCACGTGGCGGGCACCGGCACTGCGGGCACCGGTTACGCGCCGGTTGTCACGCAGGTCGACATGGACGGCGTCTGGCCGTATGAGCGTCCGCTCGTGGTCGCCGACCTGTTCGGCTCCGTCACCCTGAGCGGCAATGCCAACACCGTGGAATACCCGGTGTATGGCGCGCTCGAAGGCGGCGCGGGAACCGTGGGCGAGGGCGGCGCGAAGCCGCAGACCCATCTGCCGGCCCCCAGCTGGGAGTCCGACAGCCTCAAGGAAGTCGCCGCCTGGTGGAAGGTCACCGACAACATGGCCGAAGACCTCTCCTACATCGTCTCCGAAATCAACAACCACGCCCGCTACAACCTGCAGCTGCTGGAAGAGACCCAGCTGCTGTCCGGCGACGGCACCAGCGCGAACGTCAAGGGCCTGCTCACCCGCGACATCCAGACGATGGCGCAGGCGACTGATTCCGACCCGGACCGCATCTTCAAGGCCCGCACCAAGATCGCGCTGGCCACCGGCTTCCGAGCCGACGCCATCGTCATCAACCCCGCCGACTACGAAACCATCCGCCTCTCCAAGGACTCGAACGGCCAGTACTACGGCGGCGGCTACTTCGGCGGCCAGTACGGCAACGGCACCATCATGCAGGACCCGCCGCTGTGGGGTCTCAAGACCGTGGTCACCGAGGCCATCACCCAGGGCACCGTCCTGGTCGGCGCGTTCAAGCTCGGCGGCGCAGTGATCCGCAAGGGCGGTCTGCGCGCCGAGTCCACCAACTCCCACTCCGATGATTTCACGAACGATCTCATCACGTTCCGCGTGCGCGAACGCATCGGCCTGCAGGTCAAGTACCCTAAGGCCTTCGTCAAGGTCGCACTGGGAAAAGCAGCGAAGTGACGCCTGACGCCGAGAGCATCGCCGTCAAACCCGACGCCCTCGCGATGAGGGTCGGGGAGACGGCGAGACTCGAGGTGTCAGTCCTCCCAGTCGAAGCGTCACAGGAGTTCACAGCCCGAATCGCAGACCCGAGCATCGCAACCATCGAAAGCGAGTGACTATGAGCGTCGCATCCTCCACGATGGCAATCCCCGACATGATCCAGGATCCGACAGTGTTCGACGCGGACGGGGCCTTTTGGATCAAGGCGGCGCAGGCGGCCATCCGCCGCACGTGCGGCTGGCATATCACGCCGAACATCGAACTGTCGGGCGTGGTCAATTCGCGGGGAGGAAAGGTGATCCGCCTCCCCGCACGCCATGTCACGTCGGTGGATGAGCTGACCGACATCGCCGGCAACCGGCTGCACTACGCCTACGACCCCACCACGGGTTTGGTGGAATGCACCGCCGGCGCTTTCCCGGCCGGCGTGGCCGCGATACGCTACCGCATCCACGCCGGTTATGCGCCGGACGAGGTGCCGGATGTGCAGGGGGTGCTCATCAACGCCGCGAAACGGGCCAGCAGCGCAGCCGCCGGCATCGTCCAATCCCAGTCGGTCAACGGCAGCAGCGTCACCTACAACGTGACCCTGATGGCCGACGAGCTGGCGAAACTCGACCGGTACAAGCTGGGAGCGCTGCCGTGAGCATCATCGATGACATCAACGCCTCCGGCCTGCCTGCGGCCACACGGTTCGTTCGTCTGCGCGCCTCGCGCAAACCCGACCCGTACAATCCCGCGCAGATCACCGAGGACTGGACAAAACCCGTCGAATTGGAAGTGCGAGGAGCTTTGGCTTCGAGCAGTTCGACTCGCACGCCCGACGTTTTGGACGTGCAGACCACGTCGACTGCGGTGCTCACCGTGGCCGACCCGAACGCGGACATCCGGATTGGTGACCGTATCCGACCCGAACCGGCCGATGGCCGCATGTGGGAGGTCAGCGGCTTCCCCAGCCGCGATGCCAACGCCTTTACCGGCTGGCAGCCCACATTGGAAGTCCAGCTCACCGAGTGGAAGGGGTAGCCGATGGCCGGAAGCGGACAGACCAGCATCAAGTTCAACGACGCGTTCTTCGACCAGATCCTCAACTCGGCCGGCGTCAGGGCCCTGACCCGTGGAGCCGCCGAAAAGGCGCTCGGCGTGGCCAAGGCCAACGCGCCCGTGGACACGGGAGCCTACCGCGACGGACTGCAGGTCGAGGCCGTGCAACGCGCTCACCGCACCACCTTCATGGTGGTCGGCCATGACCCGAAGACCATGCTGGTCGAATCCAAGACCGGCAACCTTCGCAAGGCGTTGAAGGCGGTGAAGGTATGACCCTTGTATTGCCTCCCGACATGGAGGCTTTCCTCTGTGATTACCTGCGCGCCCATATCACCGATGTGGACGGGCTCCAGGTGGGCAGCAAGAAACCTCCCGACTATCAGGGCGCGTATCCGCTCGTCACCGTCCGGGACGATGGCGGCAACGCTGACGGGCTCGGCCATTTCGACCGAAGCGTCGGCGTGAACGTGTACGGGTGGAGTCGACAGGCCGAGAAGCCATGCAAGGATTTGGCCCGCCGCGTCTACGCGACGCTCACCGAACACCCGGCCATCGCCCTCGCCAAGGGTTCGCCCATCATCTCCGTCGATGATTCCGCGTGCAACGGCCCTTATCCGGTTTCCGATGATTCGGACACCGCGCACTACTACCTGATCGTCGATTATTCGACGATCGGCGAACACTAACCAATCTCTACTACCTGTTTCCTAGACCCTGCACAACGTGCGGGGTCTTTTTCGTTCGAAAGGACATGGAATGACAGCAGACAACCAGGGCAACGACCTTGATTCTGTCAAGAACGTACTCACATCGAAAATCATCGTCGCCCCCTATGCGCCAGGCAAGACGCTGACCGCCTCGCAGATCGCGCCCTCCGTGGCGGACCCGATCACCGAACTCGGCGACGTGTTCGGTTCCGCCTCCGCCGCCGTGGGTCTCATCACCAGCGACGGAGCGCCGCAGGACGCGCGTGACGGCGACGACGCCACCGAATTCCATCAGCCGGGCTACACGCTCAACGCCGACCCGACGCTGACGCTCGCGTTCACCGCCGCCGAGGACAACGACCTCACCCGCCTCATGACCATCGGAAAGCCCGATGAAACCGGCGTCTACCACGTCAAGGACATCATCCAGGACACCAAGTGGTTCGCCTATCAGGAGACCATCTACAAGTCCGGCCGCAAACGCCGTCGTCTCGGCGTCATCCAGATCACCGGCAACGAGCCGGCGCAGGATACGCGCGGCGAGGTGTCCGGCCTCTCTCTGACCGCCACCTGGCAGATCGATTCCGCCGTGGACGGCGGCAACAGCCGCTACCTGCAGTCCTACGCGGCGGTCTGACATCAGTACTCTTCCCCGCATGACCTCTCTCCTGTCGGCATGCGGGGAGCCTAACACCAACGACGGGAGAAACACGTATGACAGGAGAAAAACATCATGGCCAAGACACAATCCATCACCCCGACCATCGCCGAATTCGATGATTGGGACGAGACCAAGGAGGCCGAGGCCCTCGCCGAGGTCGCCAAGCAGGTCAAGGTGCGCCACATCATCAAGGACAACGAATACTGGGCGTTGACGCCCGGCGGCACCGTCTACAAGCTGCCTCTCTATCTTTCCATCGCCGACTTCGAGGCCCTGTCCGGCGCTTCCACCGACACCGACAGCCTCGACCAGGTCAAACGCATCCTCACCGTGTTCGCCGGAGACGAGCAGGCCAAGCAGCTCGAAAAGGAGCCCATGCAGGTCGCGTTCAATCTCATTCAGGATTATGGGGAGACGCTCGCCAAATCGCAGGGCGTCGAACTGGGAAAATCGCAGACTTCTGCCGAATCCTCAACTCCGATGACGGAGTAAAGGTCCGAGCGGACTTCGCCCGATTCGGGTGGAGCGTCGAACACGATCTCGGGCGGCGTCTCCCCTACCGTGACGCCATCGACCTGTACACGGCGTTGTGCGGCGACCCGGCCTCCTACACGGGGGCCTCGCTCATCGGCCTCATGTTCCCGATGAATGCCACCGACATCACCGTATTGCAGTTCCTCGGCGCTTCCACGCTGCTCGGCGACGTGGGCGGCGACCCCGAAACGGTCGAGCCCACCGCCGAGGAGATCCACGAGGCCGAATCTCATATGAGCAAGCTCTTCGGATAACAACCATCAACTAGGAGGGGAGTCGTCTTATGGCTTTCGGATCGGAAGTGGGAACCGGCCACGTGTCGATATTCCCCTCGATGAAGGGCTTCCGCAGCGCGGTCGACAAGGAGATGCGGGGGGCCGGCAAATCCGGTTCCACCCGTTTCTCCCAGGCGTTCGGCAACGGTTCGAAAATCGGCAAATCGTTCGGCGGCAGCTTCAAGAAGGCGTTCGGCGCGGGTGCTCAGGGCGCTGCCGACGAGGTGCTGAAACCGTTGAAGCGTGACGCGGCGCAGGCGTCCTCCAAGGCCAGCGCCGCGCTCCTGAACTATCGTCAGGCCACGGTCAACGTGCAGCAGGCGCAGGAGAGGCTCAACGCGGCCATCGCCAGATACGGGTCGGATTCGACTCAGGCGCAGACCGCCTCCATCAACCTCGAGAAAGCCCAGTTGCGTCAGGCCTCCGCGCTCGACAAGTCCAACGACGCCGCCGAACGGCTCGCGGGCGCGAAGAAGGCGCTCAAGGCCGCCGAGGACGAGCTCGCCAAGGGCACCAACACCGTATCCGGTTCCATGAAGACGATGGCAAGCTCGTTCAAGGCCGGGTTCTCCAGCATCAGCCGAGGCCAGAGCTCGTTCACCGGACTGTCCGGCGCATTGGGTTCGCTCATGCGAAGCCTGCTCGGCGTGGACGCCATCTGGAAACCGTTGGGCTCCAAGATAGCCGGATTCGCTGGCAACGCGCTGGCCACGTTGAACGGTTTCGCCGTGCAGGCCGGCGCGAAAATCCAGACCGGCCTCAAGGGTGCCATACAGGCGATGCAGAACTTCGCCTCCGGCGTCGGCGCGAAACTCTCCTCCGGCTTTTCCGGCGTCACATCGTCCATCGGCGCGAAGCTCGCCCCATTGGGTTCCGCTCTCGCGTCCATCGGCTCCAACGCGGTCACCACCCTGACCTCGCCGTTCCGTCGCATCGGCTCCAAGCTCGCCGGACCTGTGGGCACCGCCGTGTCCAGCGTCGCCAAACCATTCCAGCTGCTCGGCTCCAAGATAGGCCCGCCGGTCAGCAACGCGATGAGCGCCATCGGCAACACGGTCGGCAAATACACGTCTAACATCGCCACCGCCGCCGGCGCGGTATGGTCGAAGCTCCCGGCCGGCGCTCAATCCGCTGCGGGAGCCATCGGCGGCGCATTGGGCGGCATGGCCTCAAGCGCGGGCAACTCGTTCAAAACCCTCGCCCAAAACGCGGTCGCCCATATCAAGGGCCTCGCCACGGGTGCGGTCGCCGCCATCGGAGCAGGTGTGGCCGCCATCGGCGGCACGCTGGTGGCCACCGGCAAGCAGGCGTTGGGCGCGTACGCCACGTGGGAGCAGGCGGTCGGTGGCGTGGACACCCTGTTCAAGGACGCTTCCGGCACCGTGCAGAAGTACGCTGCCGAAGCGTACAAGACGGCCGGCGTCGGCGCGAACGACTACATGAATCAGGTCACGAGCTTCGCCGCAAGCCTCGTGAGCTCGCTTGGCGGGGATACCGCCAAGGCCGCAGAGATGGGCAATCAGGCCATCATCGACATGTCGGACAACGCCAACAAGATGGGCACCGACATAGGCAGCATCCAGCAGACCTACCAGTCGCTCGCCCGCGGCAATTACGCCATGCTCGACAATCTGAAGCTCGGGTATGGCGGCACCAAGAGCGAGATGGAACGCCTCATCTCGGATGCGAACAAGCTGCCCGGCGTGCTCAAGGACGGCAACGACCTGAGCATCGATTCATTCTCCGACGTGGTCGAGGCCATCAGCCGTGTCCAGAAGGAGATGGGCATCAGCGGCACCACCGCCAGGGAGGCAGCGATCACCATCGAGGGATCCGTGAACTCGATGAAGGCCGCATGGCAGAACTGGCTCGCCGGCCTCGGCAACAGCAACGCGGACATGGGTGCGTTGAGCCAGCAGCTCGCCGAAAGCATCGGCACCGCGCTGAAGAACATCCTGCCCCGTGTGAAGGTCATCGCGCAGAGCGTGGTGCAGGCCATCCCGAGCCTGTTCTCGGATCTGGTGACGCTCCTGCCTGAACCGTTCCAGAACGCAATCAACGCCATCGGCAGCGTATTCAACGGGCTCGGCGAGATATTCAAACCCGTGCAGAGCGCCATCGCCCCTCTGATAGCCGCATTCATGGCCCTCGGAGCAGGCGTCATCGCACCATTGCTGTCCAAGATTCCGTTGCTCGGCGGGGTGCTCGGCGGATTGTCCGGCCCGTTGAGCGCGTTGGGCGGACCCATCGGCATCGTCGTCGCAGCGTTGGGCACGCTCATCGCCACGGTGCCGGAACTGCACAACGCCTTCGGCACGCAGGTCACCGGCGCGTTCAACCTGTTCAAGAACACGATCGCGGGAATGAAGCCGACGTTCGATGCGTTCGGCAAAAGCCTGCAGGACATGTTCAAACAGGTCATGCCGGTGATTACCGCTTCTGTCGCGGAGCTCATCCCCGTGTTCGGCGACATACTCCAGTCGCTGGCACCGCTCATCCCGACGATCATCGAACCGCTCATGAACGCGCTCAGCTCGCTCATGCCGCTCATCGGCCAGCTCGTGTCCAGCCTGTTACCACCGTTGGCGGACATCATCGCCGCGCTGCTGCCGGTCGCCTCGCAGATCGTGTCGATGATAGGCCAAGTCATCAGCCAGCTCGCCTCCGCGCTCGTCCCGGTAATCCAGCAGGTCATGGATTTCGTTAGCCAGCTGGTCACCGCCATCACGCCGCTCATCCAACAGCTCGTGCCAGTCATAACCGATGCGGTCTCGGGCATCGTGGGTATCATCCAACAGCTGATGCCGGTCATCCAGAGCATCATCAGCGTGGTCGGCTCGGTAGTGAGCGCAATCATCGGATTCATCACCGGTACGTTGTTGCCTGCGGTGCAGGCGATGCTCCCATATGTGTCGGGTGTCATCAATGGCATACAAGGCGTGATACGGGGCGTGGTCGGCGTCATCTCCGGCGTCATCAGCATGGTCACCAACCTCATCAACGGCAACTGGCAGGGCGCCTGGAACAGTTTCAAATCGATTCTCTCCAATGCGGCCGGAGCGGTCGGTGGCTTGGTATCGGGCATCGTGAGCGCCATCAAGGGCGTGTTCGCCGGTGCAGGCAGCATGCTCGTAAGCGCCGGCAAGGCGATAGTGCAGGGCCTTATCGACGGCATCACCGGAATGGTCGGCGCGGCCGGCAAAGCCATCAGCGGTGTGATGAGCAAGATCGCGTCGTTCATCCCGCATTCGCCCGCCAAACAGGGCCCGTTCTCCGGACGTGGCTGGACACCTTATTCCGGCCGCGCGCTGGTCGAGGGCTTGGCGGAAGGAATGGATTCGGCCGCACCGTCGGCAGTCTCCTCGATTCGTGGCGTGATGCGTGACATCAACGGGCAGATCGGCGCGGACGGACGATTGGGGGTCAACGCCCTCAACGTCAACGGCGGGTCAGACATGACCGGCACGACCGGCTCCGCGCTGGTTGATTTCGCGTCGATGCTCGTGGAGATTCGCGGCCTGCGCTCCGACCTGCAGGCATTGCACGGTGATTTGGGGCCGACCATCGCCAAGTACACGCCATCCATGACCATCCGCGAAGAGAAGCGCAGGCTTGGTCTCGTCTAAAACAGGAGGACAGTCATGCAATCGATGACCTACCGGCGAGGCGGAGGATCAAGCCGCGCCGTTTCGGCTGGGGCCGTTGATCTCATCGACCCGGCCGGTCTCATGGTCAAACGCATCGAGAGCCTGCGCACTCATGCGTGGGAGGTGGAGTTGGCCGCGCACGGCATTGACTCCGCCTCCCTCAACGCGTCAAGCGTCCAATTGGAGGCCACGTGCGCCGACCTCAAAGTGTTGGATGTGGCGGCTGAACTGTTCGACGCGGACGTCAAGGCCGTGGCGGCATCTCGCAGCAAGGATGACGCCGGCCTGCTCACTGTGGACGGCTGGTCGCAGACCGCGCTCATCACCGGCATCGAACCATCCTATGATCCGCCCGGCCCCGCGAAGTACGCGCTCACGGTCGCATTGCTTGACGGCCTGTGGCACAAGCGTGACGACGTGCAGTATTTCTGGTCGGATGCGCTGCAACCGGGCCTCGACCTTGATTACCCTCACGATTACCCTCACGACTACATGCCGACGACACGAAACGCGACGGCCATGAACAATGCCGTCTCGCCGATGCCATTCGAAATGGTGATATGGGGACCGGTCTCACATCCGGCCATCATCATCGGCGGCAACCGGTACGAGCTGCACATGGACATCCCCTCGGGCTCGTATGTGACCGTCAACAGCGTGGAGGGACAACGCAGCATCGTCATGACCGCCGAAAACGGCGACATTACGAACGTGTTCGACAAGGGCGAACGCGGCAACGGCATCAACGGCGGCAGTTATATCTTCCAACCGTTGCCGGCCGGGGAACACCAGGTGCAGTGGAACGGGTTCGGCTTTGACCTGACCGTGATCCAAGAGAGGAGCACGCCGTCATGGTGGAACTGATCATCACCGACTCCAATCACGTCGATGCCCGCTCCGCCGCCGACTACACTCTGGACTGCGCGTGGGGCAAAGAGGAAAACGATTTCGAACTTGTTCTGAGCGGCGCGTCCACCATCGATGCGGGTGCCTATATCTACATTGACGGCAGCGAGTGCGGAGGCGTGGTGGATACTATGGAGGACCAGCTCGCTGCCGGTGTCAGCACCCTCACCTATTCGGGGCGCACGTGGCACGGCATGTTGGCGAACAAGATTTTGGAGCCTGATAAGGGCAAGGATTATCTGACGGTTTCCGGTTCCGCTTCCTCGGTCATCGGCTCGCTCATCAGTCGCGTCGGCCTTGACGGCGTGTTCGACGCGGTGGATTCGCCCACTGCCGGCGCGCAGACCATCAAGCAATACCAGTTCGACCGCTACACGGACTGCTATACGGGTTTGCGGAAGATGTGCGCGGCCAACGGACTGAAACTCAGGCTCGCCTATGCGTCCGGCCGGGTCAACATTTGGGCCGAACCGGTCGCGCATTACGGCGACTCGATTGATTCCGATTTGATCGATTTCGACGCGACCCGCACATGGAAGAAACCGAATCATCTCATCGGCCTGGGCAAGGGCGAAGGTGCCGGTCGAACGGTCGTCCACTGGTACGCGGATGCTGCGGGCAACGTCAGCCAGACCCAGTCGCTCAGGGGCGTGGACGAGATAACGCAGGTCTACGACTATTCGAGTGCCGAGACCGCCGAACTGAACCAGAAGACCCGTGAGAAACTACAGGATCTGCAGTCCGAGGGCGATGTGAAGGTCACCGTCCGCGACGACGCGAACGTGGTGTTCGACGTGGGCGACACCGTGACCGCAAGGGATAATCTCACCGGCATCACCGTCAACGCCTCGATCGTCAAGAAAATCGTCAAGGTCTCGGGCGGCGTGATGTCCGTCGATTATGAGGCCGAGTAAACAGTAAGGAGCCGATTATGGCGCGTATCGACAAAGCGACGGTCATGCAATGCGACCGGTGCGGCAAAAACAAATGGTACAAGGATCTGGACGACCCGGATATCAAGACGTGGTACAACACGATCCGACTGGACGCGGACGGCAAGGAGCACGGCTACCTGTTCTGCACGAACTGCTGGCAGGAATACGCCAACCGGTTGAAGGACATCGACAACGGCTTCGATAGCTGGTACAAGAACGGAGGCAAGCAGAATGGTTGAACTCGTAACCGGACATGCGAACAAGGCGCACGCCACGGCGGAACAGGCCGCAGGATTGAACGCCGGCATCCTCGGTTTGGATGATTATGTGCTCGACGTGCACGATAAGTTCGAAATCACCGTCGTTTCGGCGAACAAGGTGACTGTCGGCACGGGCGAGCTGGTCATGCAGGGGCGTCACGTCAGCCAAGGCACGCCCGAGGACCTGATCGTCACGAACGGCAGTCAGGGTCAGAAACGCAACGATCTGATCGTCTGCCGGTACACGAAGGGCTCGCAGTCGGTTGAGAGCACGGAACTGGTGGTGGTCAGGGGCACGCCCACCACGGGCACGCCCACCGACCCCACGTTGAACACCACCAGCCCGTTGGACGGGGGCACCACCTACGATATGCCGTTGTACCGCATCCCGTTGGACGGCATCACCATCGGCACACCAGTGCCATTGTTTAATGTTTTGCGGCCGATGAGCGACGTGTGGGATTCCCTAACCCGTGCTGACATCATCGCCAGTCAGACGTTTCCGGCCATGCATGTCACCGCGTGCGCCAAGGCCGGTACCGTCACCATACAGGCGCAGGGAGCGAACGCGGTGACCACTACGAAGGACAGTGTGATTGCCAAGCTCAAGCCCGGCTTCTGGCCGGGGGTGCCGGTACGAGCCCTGTTCGGCGTCGCCACGGACGGCGCGTGGGGTCTCATCACGGTCAGCACCACCGGTGACGTGACGTTGATTCACCGCTACGGCAGTCAATCCCATACGTGGAGTGTCGTTGACATTTCCGTGACCTATGCCATCGCATAGCTTTCCCTAACCCATCGCACGGCAACATGGAAAGTGCCGTACAGCCGTGGCCTTATC